TTAAGCAACATGCTTTCTTGAATTCTCTATAGTTAATTGAATCCATTCATCGATTTCGCTTTCGATAAAAGCAATAGCACGAATACCGATCTTTACAGGCTGTGGAAACCGATTTTGGCTGATAAGACGATAAATCCAAGCCTTACCAAATCCGGTTTTATTCATCACTTCTGACAGGCGGATAAGACGTGTGCATGGCTGATTCATGGTATTTCCCTCATCTATGTTGACGGAAATGAATATACGATTGAATCACCAGCAAAAAGAGCGACCTTCAGATCGCCAAGGGTCTGGATATCAGTCTTTATCAGAATCCGCGATTTTCATCACGTCTGAAACTCTGATGTTTTTGAGATGACTGTTTTTGTTGATGAACAGATGGAACTGACGGATGAAAGGTATACTGGCTGCTTTTATCGCCAGTGGTCTGTCTGTGTCCCGAATTTGGTGATTGAGGCGGGTCTGTTCTTCATCATCATCGTCGGTGTAAAGGAGGCGTGAAAGTCGATCTTCTGATATGCGAACCTTGTGCAGAGTAGACCATACAAGGATGTCAATCATGGGTATGAGTCTGTAGTTGATGATTTTCTTGATGGTTCCATAGCCAAACCTGATCGAATCAGATGTATCGGCTTCAATGCCCCGTACTTTACGCCATTGAGGTAGCGCGGCTTTCAAAGATTCAGCTATTTCCTCATCAGTTCCATTCGCAAGGTCTATTTCGACCATGACAGTATCTCTGAACAGCTTAGGGAGAGCTTCGGATACAGGGCTATCGAGAAATTCACGGTTAACCGAGTACTCATCACTTCCATCCCAGAAAAATAATGAATTCCGTAATCCAACGATGCTGAGCTGAGCCAGCCGTTCTGTCGTGGTCAAAAAGAAATGTGGGGGTTGGTAAAGGGTGTCCTCTCTCGTGAGGTATCCGAGATGTTGCTCTGTAATAAGAAACGGTTTTCCGCTGAAAATTCGGTCAATATAGAGGTTCACGGCTTTCGCTTCGAATTCCTCATGATAAGGCTTAAAGAACAGTGTCCTTGCAAGCAGCTCATGGTAAAGCTGTATGAGAGTCAGATCTTCAAATCCTCGATAGGTATTGATATCCAACCATTTTTTAACTTCTTTGGTGTGTTCCGTTGACCAGTTTCTCATGATTGCCATTTGGTGCCTTTGTTATTCCATTCAGAAATGGATAGTTGAACTCATCTGAGCGACCAGAAGCAATAATTATAAAAAATGCAGTCATAAAAAAGAGCTACGCTCTACCGAGACATAGCCCTTAGTTCAGCATCAGCTTCCTCTATGCACGTCGATTAAACGTTCCATGCATCACATTGCCACCATTCTCAAGGCTATCCATATAGTCAGCATACCATTGCAGCATCTCACGTCTGCCATCAAGATATTGCGCATGGTTATAGGTACCACGGATAGCATTCTTATCAAGATGCGCAAGCTGGGTTTCAATCCATGCGGTGTTGTAGCCTTGTTCATGAAGAACGGTGCTCATGGTATGACGGAATCCATGACCCGTAACGCGGCCGGTATAGCCAATTCGCTTAAACACCTGATTGATACTGGCTTCGCTCATTGTTTTACTTGGATCATTACGACCGGGGAACATTAGATGAAAATTACCAGTCATTGCCCTGATTTTTTCAATAATTTCCAATGCCTGCACGGATAACGGAACAATATGAGGACGCCGCATTTTCATGCGTTCGGCAGAAATTTCCCATAACCCTTTATCAGTATAAATTTCAGACCATAACGCACCACGTAATTCACCCGTTCGAACACCAGTGATGATCATTAGTCGGGCGGCTAACACTACCAACTCACTACCAGAGTAGCCAGCAAGGGCTTTAAAAAAGGCTGGAAGCTCCTCAATGGTCAGGAATGGATAATGTTTAGACTCATGCCCCTGCATAGCACTGGTGAGATCTGGTGCGGGGTTATACTCGGCTCTGCCTGTAACTATGGCGTAGCGAAACACTTCACCACACCGCTGACGTACTTTCTTAGCTTTCTCAGTCGCACCTCGCTCTTCCATCTTTTTGAGCACGTTAAGCAATTCCAACGGCTTGATGTCTGCAACAGGACGTTGACCGATGAACGGGAAGACATCTTTGTTGAAGGCTTCAAGAATGTCAGAGGCATATCCCGCAGACCATTTCTTCACTTTCATGTTGTGCCATTCGAGCGCAATTTGCTGAAAGGTGTTTTTTACTTCTTCGATTTGGGCTAGTTTGCTTTCTTTCTTAAACGCACTCGGATCAACGCCATTAACCAGCAGCTTTTTAGCATCATCTCTTTTGCTTCTGGCATCCGCTAAGGTAATGGTCGGGTAAACACCAAACACCACACGTTTTTCTTTACCTGCGATACGGTATTTCATGCGCCAGCTTTTGGTGCCGTTAGGGAACACCTCCAGATACATGCCCCCACCATCTGCTAACTTATAGGGTTTATCTTTAGGCTTGGCAGTCTCGACCTGTCTGGCATTGAGCTTCATTTGGGGGCATCTCCTTTAGACCGAATACAACATGCCCCCACCGATGCCCCCAACTCACCGTAGATTTTCGTGAACGTGAGTAGACGAGCAGAGACAACAAGGGCCGTGAAACGGCGTATTATAAGGATTTAAAGGGTGTTTGAGTAGACTTAGGGAGACGTTAAAATAGGTAGGATGGTGCCGATAATAGGAGTCGAACCTACGACCTTCGCATTACGAATTATAAGAACCACCTTGTAACACAATAACTTACCGCGTCATACCTGCGCTCACACGTCCCATGACGCCAAAACATGCAAAGCTGTGCAAACCGGTGCAAAGCCTTGCGCGTCTCACTTCTGTCCCACTCACCGTCGATCGATGCGGCGTCCGATGCTAGACTCTTCCCCTTCAAATCTAACGGACTTAGATATGCTCAAGCTATTCACGAAGTACGCCTCTGTGGGCGTACTCAACACGCTGATCCATTGGGTGGTATTTGCCGCGTGCTTCTATGCACTGGGAACCAGCCAGGCTCTGGCTAACTTCAGTGGATTCGTTGTTGCGGTCAGTTTCAGTTTCTTCGCTAATGCTCGCTTTACGTTCAACAGTTCCACAACCACGTCGCGCTATATGCTTTACGTGGGCTTCATGGGCTCGCTTAGCGCAGCTGTTGGATGGGCCGCTGATAAATGCTCTCTCCCGCCAGTTGTGACACTGGTCGTGTTCTCAGCTATAAGCCTTGTGTGCGGGTTTATCTATTCGAAATACATCGTCTTCAGGGAAGCAAAATGAAGATTTCACTCGTGGTTCCGGTCTTCAATGAAGAAGACACAATCCCTATTTTTTATAAAACCGTCAGAGAATATGAACCACTCAAATCGTTTGAGGTAGAAATAGTATTCATCAATGACGGCAGCAAAGACGCTACAGAGTCGATTATCAATGCGCTGGCCGTTTCTGATCCGCTTGTTGTGCCCCTATCCTTCACCCGCAATTTCGGCAAAGAGCCGGCGCTATTTGCAGGGCTGGACCATGCCACCGGCGACGCAGTGATTCCGATTGACGTCGATTTGCAGGACCCGATTGAAGTTATCCCTCAGTTAATAGAACGCTGGCAGGCTGGCGCAGATATGGTGCTTGCTAAGCGTACAGATCGTTCTACTGATGGTCGCCTGAAGCGCAAGAGCGCTGAAATGTTCTATAAGCTGCATAACAAAATCAGTAACCCGAAGATCGAAGAGAACGTAGGTGATTTCAGACTCATGTCTCGGGATGTCGTGGAAAACATCAAGCTCCTGCCAGAGCGAAACCTGTTCATGAAAGGCGTTCTGTCATGGGTTGGCGGCCGCACTGATATTGTGGAATACACCCGAGCTGAACGTATTGCAGGTAACACAAAATTTAATGGTTGGAAACTGTGGAACCTGGCGCTTGAGGGCATTACAAGCTTCTCCACCTTCCCACTCAGAATGTGGACATACATTGGCCTGTTGGTTGCAGGCTTTGCGTTTATGTATGGCTCATGGATGATTGTCGATACGCTGGCCTTTGGAAACCCGGTCAGGGGTTACCCTTCTCTTCTGGTTTCGATTCTCTTCCTGGGAGGAATTCAGCTGATAGGGATTGGCGTTCTTGGTGAGTACATCGGAAGAATTTACATTGAGGTAAAAAACAGGCCTCGTTTTATTATCAAAAGAAAAGGGGATAACCGTGATTGATATAAATAGGGTTTATAGAAACAGGTGGTCTTTAAGTTGGTCATTCTTGTTATCTATATTATTCATACTCCCATTCGCCATTAACAACAACTACTTTGTTGATGACTGGCTAAGGTCTGACACTGGAAACTCAGGATGGGAGGAAAATGGCAGGCCACTTGCATCTTTTATGATGAGCGCCATGTCGCTATTCCCTAATGGTAAAAATGTCTTTGGTGATGGGTCGCTGTTGGATGTTTTCCCTTTAACGCTAATAATATCATCGGCATTATTAGTCGCATCAGCCTACGCCTTTTGTGTGCAAATGGATATCACAAGTAGGCTGAAGGTTTTTCTTATATGCTCTCTGCCGGTTTGCAACCCTTTTTGGGTTGGAAACATTCAGTTCAGGCATGACTCTGCATTGATGGCTGCATCTTTCTTGCTTGCTGTTTTAGCAGCTATTGCAAGCCCCAGGGGCAGGATAATGCTGCTCACCTCTTTTGCCATGTTAACTGCATCATTGAGCTTGTACCAGGCATCCATAAATGCATATATAGCGATGTCTATTTGTATCATATTTAATGATTATTTACGCAGGGATCGCTTTGACATAAAGTTGGCTTTTTATCTTGCTTTGACGATTTTAGTTAGCTACGTCGTATATTCAAAGCTGGTAATGCCAATAGCTCACCTTAGTGACTACGCAATATCCAATTCCAAAATTTTACAATTAAATAAAGAATTTCCTTTAAGGGTGTACAATAATTTTATAAATTACTTTAGGTTTTTGATTGATAATTCACCAAGATTTTATTTAACATTGTGGTTTGTCGCAATTGCCGCATCAATTGCATCATGCGTAAAAAAATTTGGATTTTCACTCAAAGCATTATATTGCGTTCTGTTTATCCTTATTTTGTTTCTTTGTTCTTTTGGGGCGCTTTCTATGTTTGAGAGGCCAGCTATAGCACCAAGAACCATGATGGCTTCATCAATTATTATGATGTTTTTGGTTTATATTTCTACTGGATGGTATTCAACTGTAACAGCTACCTGTTCGTCAGCTATGATTATCATTTCTTTTATTTTTTCATACATCATATCAGGAGCGATGAACGCGGTTGAGAGAAATGATAGATTTTTAGCAACGCAAATAGCTAGCGTATACTTCAAACATTATAACGCAGATCACAAAAACATATACATAACTGGCAAACCAAGATTACCAAAATATGCTTTGCGGGTAACTAAATCATTTGGCATGGCTAGATATATGGTTATTTCCGCCTTTAATAACTATAGATTTAAATATAGTCTTACGTCTCAGTATGGTATTTCTTCTGGATACCCTGCACCGAAGATTGCAGAGGAATACGAGATTTTCTTGAGAAAAGATGACAAACAAACAATTTATTCAGACGCACTGTTTGACACTTTTTATTACAAGGATGCCATTGTTTTTAAATTTAAGTAAATACACGGGCGGTTACGCCCGTATATTTTAGATTGATCATATTATTATGACTTATTCTAACTAAAGAGAGTCAGATCAAAGGTATAGTTACCAGTTAGCATACTTAACGAGACTCCGGCATTAGTAAACGTGTTGAAAGTTACTGTCTTGCTGCCAGTTGATAAGATGTTTACTTGCCCGGCACTGAGCATTCTGATGACCAGGTTATCTATAGCTTTCTGAGTGACGTGGCTTGGGAACTGAATTGTAAAGCCGGTTGATAGCGGAGTTACTGTTCCAGTAATTGTATCAATGTCTGTTTTCGTAACAGATCCATTTGAAAAGTTTATTCGCGCTTTACGCGTAAAATCAACTGTTAAATCTGTAACTACGTAGAGCCGCAGAAACATTGGGGAGCGGGATGTAGTTATTCCTCTAACGGTAATGTTAGATACTGCACTGCCAGTGAATGCTATCAATGGAGCAGGGGTGCCACTACTACCACCACCAATATTATCGTGAATGTTAGCTATAGTGATGTTCTGGACGCTTTGCGTATCATGTCCAACAAGGATAGGCGTTGATTCACCCGGGCATGTGATCACAACATTGCTCAACATCCCGTTATTGCCCGATATATTGTAAGCGATAATATCTGTGCGCCCCACGGAGGAATCCTTAGGTACGCCATTGATATTATGGTTAGTAATCAACCATCGGTTAGATTTGTAAGTTGGAGACTGGCCTTGACCGACGGCATAAACAGGAACTCCCGCGGCGTATTTAATGGTCTGGAAAACCATATTTGATGCGATGTAGTCGGTGATGTTGTTATTTTCGTCATTGAAAATCATGCCACCGTTGCCGCCCTCCTGAATCGCGTTATTCAGGATGAAACGTTGAGAAGCGCGGATTGCGAGCATCCACTGGTTGCGGTCATCACGTCCAATCCAACGGCCTATCATATTGTTGGCAATAACGTTTACGTTGCCGTTAGTATCGCCGCCGGATCCAGTGGACATATACAGCAGGTGTCGGCCATTCGGTGCAGCCTCTACCGTCTGCATCACGTTATTGATGATGGTTTCTTTCGCGTTGTCCGTAAGAACCGAATACCCTGCGCGGCCACCGCCTACTTCTTCGCCGGTGTGGTAGACCTGCTTTTCGGTAATAACGTCATTAACAATCGCGTTCCTTGCCTGGCTGACATAGACGCCACCTGCCAGACCAGCGAAGGAGCGAACCCCACGCACAATCAGGTTTTTGGTGTAACGTGTTAATAACGCGAACGAGGAAATGGCCTCATTGGTATTATCTGTCGGAGAAGAAGTGCCGCCGGCCTGGATATCATTGATGGTTACATTGGTTGTGGGAGCTGCGTCAGTACCAAGCATACCGTACACCGCAGATTTACCAGAAGTGTCCGTGACCTTGCCGCCGCGCCCTTCCACGAACTGGTTATCTGTAAGACGATAAACCATGCGGGACTGCATCTCAGGGATATATGTATTGGAGCTGGTTGATATATCTTTGTCTATTTCAACATCGCGCCCGTAAGAGAAAACCCCGGCCACGCCAGTAGCATACCCATCAGGCCGTCGGTCAATGGCGTTCAAGTCGGCAGCAAGATTTCCCCTGTGGTTAGTGCCAACGAAACCAGCGCCACCCGACTCTGATAGTGTTATTTTAAACTGGTCAGGATCGTACTTTAATACATCGGGTATATAGTCAACCTGTGCTCCGTACGCATCAACCACCTTCATGCTGTGGGCCTGAACGGTAACGACTTTGACTACCTGCCCGTTGTAAACAATTTTACCGCCCGCATTGATAATTAACGGCTGGGGAATCTGCACATGACTGCCATCCTCATTTTCAATATATACAGGTATCTGGTTGGCAGGAATGGTTGGATCGGTGTCGATTTTCCCGACATACACTCGACCATTAGCAACTGCTTTAAATGTGCGCGAGTCAGTAAATACAGGTCGCGGGTTAGAAACTACAACATTTGCTGTGATATCGGCCATTGGTAAGCTCCAGGCGTGGCAAAGCCGCACAAGCTAAACTTGCGCAGCGTTGCGATGGCGTTAGTTATAATGGGGTAAAAAGTGAGGTATTAATGGACAGAGATTTTTTGAACCTGGCTTTACTGATATTTGCCTATTTCGTAGGTAAATATTTACTGAGCTAAAGATTCAGATTTTGCTCCCTGAGCCAGCGATTTTATTGCAGTCGCAACGTCAGCAGCCGCCTTTTCAAATGCAGAGCTCCCACGCGGCGTATTCGCCAGGCGAAGCATGGCATTGCGCACAGCCTTGCTTTCGTACATCCGGGCTAAAAGACCGTAGCCAGCACCTATGGCCGCTGCTTTTGGGTTTATTGCTGTACCAAAGCCAATAATAAGAGGAACCGCTTGCTGACCCGTCGGCGTGCTTACTCCTGCTCGGGCTGCCTGCTTCGTTGACTCCAGATAGTTCTTGAGGCCTCTAATATAGGCCGCATCCTCGCCTTTGAAAGCAATACCTGTCTGGTTAGACATGATGTTCAATTGGCGCAGGAACTGGTCTGGAGAGCCGCCTGATTTCTCCATTGCCTTTCCGATAATGCCGTTACGCATTTGCACACGCCCGGCCTGCCCGACAGAGTTATACAGGCTCTGTATCTCTGACTTGTTCTTACTGAACAGCATGTTGTTCACGACTTCAGGGGTCAGATCACCTTTCATCAGTACATTCTTCAGGCGTGTGTTCTGGAGTTTGGCCGCTTCGTCAGCGTATACCGCGTTAGCCTGCCGATAACGGCGAAGAACGTCGTTACCGAGGCTCTGGCCTATGGCGCTATCGATATCTCCTGTCATGGCTCGATAGACGCGCTGTACTGCGGCATCTGAGCGCGTAGGCATTACCGGACGATCACCCTTCACATCCATCCTGAATTGACTGCGCAGGTTACTTAGCTGCTCAAGGTCAACATTTCCTTTTGCCAACTCATCACGGTATGCCTGTAGCTTACTGATGGTATCAGTGTCGGCCACCCCGCCAAGCTTTTGAAGTCTGGCAACCTCGTCGTCAATTTGCTGAATAGCCCGTGATGGCTGGATGCTGACTCCAGACATGGCGCTTTGTACCTGCTCAAGACGGCGGCCGGCAGCTTGCTTAATGCCAGATGTTTTTGACTTCAGACTGTTTACCACTTCCGCTGGATTGTACTCGCCAAATTTATTAGCAAAGTTTTGCACCAGTTGGCTGCGCGATTCCTGCTGCGCGGCGCGCATTCCTGATGTCCCAACGACAGGGATTTTCTCCGCTGTTGTTTGCGCTGCCCTGCCAACGCCAGACCTTGGAGGAATTACGTCAGTTGTGGTCAACGGCACGTTGTTCTGCTCCGCAAAGCGGATAGCTTGCGCGGCTTCGGGTGCCATTGAGCCAGTCAGCGCGCGATACCCCGCGCCTGCTGCCCTGACGACGCCGTTTGCGGCTGCACCAAGCCCAACACCAAGCCCTAAGTCAGTAGCGAGCGCGCTGGCATCGTTCTTATCGCTATTGGCGGCAAGTGATCCCATAGCATTCTCTGCCAACAGGCGAGAACCACCTTCGGCAATTCGGCCGGCAAGAGTGGGAGCCGCTGTCGCTGCGCGCTCAATCCCTACAGGCGTGAGATAAGGCAGCGCCTCAGCAAAAATGCGCCCCTCGGATGTTTGAGGTGTTAACGCTCCCGGCTGAAGTCCGAAGTCCTGTTCAAGACCCTGAGTGGTTACGCGCGGCGCTGGCTGATATGTGCCGTCGCCAATCCCAAGCTTATTGCCAGCCCACGCTGCTGCGCTCGTAACCGCATCAGTGAGTTCCGCCGGTATATTCGCCACGTTAATTCCAGCCTGCAATAAGCCACGGCCGGTTTCCGCAAGGCCATATCCGAGGTCGGACATTATGCCGCCTTGCTGCTGAATCGGTTGCTGCGCGTCCGTGTTTGCTGGCTGGTTCTGCGGTGGATTCTGATTTGGAAGATACTCATCGGCTTGCTGATTGTGAAGGCTCTCTGCATATGCAGTGGCATCATCTGGATTATCAAACATGCCAAGATGTTTGCCAGTCCTCATGAAGTTATCAATAGCTTCATCGTCTGACATGATACGACCATCATCACTTACGGTAGGGATCAGCACCTCCCTACCATCTATGTTGGTAGACATGCTCCTCACTGTGCTTATGCTGCCATCAGGATTTTTAACAACAGGGCGATTGTGGATGTCGATATTACCTTTTTCCAGCAATCCTTTCGGGTATGCAGAATAAAAAGCCTGCTTAGCCTGCTCTGCATTACTGCCAGCCTGAGGGGCAACTACCTCGTTGAAGTACTGCTCCTGCGCCTGCGCTTTCTGTTCTGGTGCCAATGCCTGATACTGCGGAGAGGCAATAACATCTTTCCATGCCTTAGCCATTAATCACCCCATAGCGAAGAGTAGCCGGTAGTCTGCTGTTGTTTCTGTGAAGGTGGTGCCTGGTTTGCTTGTTGCCTACCTGCACCAACATTGACGTTATATTGCTGGTTATATTGGTCGGTGTACTGACGGATATTTCGCACCGATTCCTGAGCAGCTTCCGGGCTGGAGAAGTCGAGTTGAGGCATTCCCTGAAAGTACATTTTCGCCTCGGCAACTGTGTTTATGCCGCTTGCACCCATATCTCTAGCGGCGGCAATACCCTGGTTTTGCATGCGCCCCTGAATACGTTGGGCTGCGTTATAAAGCTGGCGCTGTTCTTTCCCACCAATTCGGCTTCTGATATCAGCACCCAATGCAGGGGCGCCATTATAGCCAGTGACACCTGTCATGAAGTCCAGTTGGTCTGAGCTGGCAGACTCGATCGAATCCAGGTCTTTTTTCATGGCGTAGTTCTGCGCGGTAGCGGCAGAACTTGGTGGTGCAGATATGGCGCTGGTAGGAACTCGAACCATGTTCCCGTTGTCATCAACGCCCTCATAAAATGCATTGGCTCCAGACCCATGCACCTTGCCACTAACTTTAACTGTCCGACCATCAGAAAGCTGAACCAGGCGGTTAGCGCCTACTGGACCGGTATTTATGCCTGCTGCCTGCGCAAAAATAGCGGCCGCTGCAGGGTCTGTTTTAAGCATTTGGGCGTATTGTGCATAGTTTTGCATTGCAGATGTCGGCGCATATGCAGATGTTAACGCGTTTTGACGGCTAACTGCGATCTGTTGAGCCTGCAATCCTTCACCGGCTTTGTTGCTGCGAATTTGTTCCGCAAGCTTGCCCTTGTCTATTTCACGCCCTGCCATCTTATCTACGGCATCAAAATACTTTTCTGGTCCAAGGCTGGTTAGCCCGAGGTGATCGACAAACTCGCCGAACTGCTGCGGGTTCTGTTGGTACATCTGAGCAACATCCTGTGGATTCACACCAACGCGAGCTAACTCACCGGCGTTAGACTGAAGCCAGTTAGCCATCGCATCAGGCGATGATGATGCAAGGCGAGCGCCCGCCGCCAGATTACCTACTGTGTTTCGCTGGTCTTCATCAATGAATCCCAAGCCGTTGCGAACGGCATCAAACTGTTCAGGGTATTGCACAGCCAGTTTACGCATTTCATTGCGATCACCCGTTGCGTATGCGGTTGAGTATGCCTGCTGGAACTCCCGCTGACGCTGCTGCTGTTGCGCCTGCTTTTGTACCTGCATTACGTTACCGATGCCCTGCAGCGCCTGAAGCCCGAGATTGTTCGCGCCAGAACGCTGAATTTCGTTATTATCACGAATTAGGGCAAGCGCGGCGTTTGAGTCATTGACTGATGGCGCATTGGAGTTAATTCCGCCAAGGCCTGCAAGGAGACTCCCACCATTACCCATATCCCATGTAGACATGATTACCTCTTAGAACAGTGAGCCAAGAACGCCGATACCAGCACCAATTGCCGTACCAATGCCCGGGCCACCAAAAGCAGAGCCTATGGCAGCGCCAGTTGCCGCCCCACCAAGGCCGCCACTTAATGCTGACTGGAATCCTGACGGGCGATTAGCATTTGCCGCCGCCAGATTGGCCTGCTGCTGATACAGCGCCCCCATGTTGTTGGCGTATGTCTGTCCAGCGTTGGCCTGGCCTTGCAGCGCCCCGAGGCCGATGTTTGCAAGGTTATTGTAGTTCTGCATCTGCCCACTCAACCACGACTGACCAAGAGTCGGTGCGATAGTGGCCAGTTGATTGCTGGTAGCGGTTGAACCAAGCCCGCCAGTTGCTTCTGCCGATTGCAGCGTCTGATATCGAGCCTGATTTGCTAGCTGTTTGTACTGGTCTGAGCCGTAGTAACTGTTAAGGGCAGAGTTCTGACCTTGTAGAGAGGAAAGGTTCTGCAATTGGCTGACATACTGCTGCGCCAGAGGAGTGAAAGGGGCAAGATTGTTCATAACAGTTTGCCATTGCTCGCGCTGCAGGTCTGTCTGCTTGTTAATAGCTTTCGCCTGAGCACTTGCTCCACCATCACCGCCTTTCCCGCCTTTGAGGTACAGGCGATTCTCGAGATGCTTACTCGCTAATTGAAAAATGAGCATGTTGTTACCTATTTTTGACGGGAGAGGAATTCCATGAGTTCTTCGCGGGTCGCTGAGTAAAAAGTTACGTCATCAACCCCTTTGAAATACTTCTTGATAGTGCCAACGCGATTCAATCCAATCATGGCGCAGTAAATCTGGCCGTGGCGGAATTTGCGAGCTGCGAACGAGACGACGCATTGAACGTTTGTTTCTGAAAGCAGATAACGCCAGAAGGACAGGCCAATTTCCTTGCCGAAACCGCGCGCCTCTGGCAGGTACATAGCGTGGCAATCAAAGGAAAGTGGCTGTATTTCGCTGTAATAAACGATGCCGCCAAAATTTCCATGCACGCTGACTTCGAAGTATCGACATTCAGGCCGGTAATCGTAACCGTCACCATTGTTACTGCCAGCGATTATGGCCGGGTGGTTTCCTACCGCCTCTATGAGGTCGATGTTTCGTGTTGGGGTAAAGGTGATCATCAGTTAATCAGCCCGTGCGCTCGAAGCGCATCTTCCATCGCCTTAATCCTTTGTCTTGCCTGCACAAGTCCAGTCGCCAGAGCACTAATCTCAGACTGTGTGTAGGTTGTGCTCGCTGAATAAGACTGGCTGGCATTGAAAGCACTTAACAGCGAAGTTCCTGTTGCGGCAGTCCATCCGGTTTGTCTGGCCCCAATTACCTTTGTGCCATCAACAGAATAAGAGGTGGTGACATTAACAGGCGATGCGAGATTCTGTGTTGCCGTGGCGGACTTTGACACATAATCACCCTGCAATGTGGTAATGCTACCTTCCGCAGTGGTAACGCGTGTCTTCAGTCCTGATATGTCACCTTCAGTTGCCGTAACTCTTGATGAGAGCGAGCTTATTGAATTTGTGTTTGCGGTGATTCGAGACTCGTGATCGTCAACCTCACTACGCAGCCCTGAAATCCTGTTTTCATGGTCATCCAGAGTTGCGTCCTGCTCGATGTTTTTAACCGTAGCCTCATACGCCAGTTCATTCGCCCCATTCGAGGCATCAGCAATGTCTTTCAGGTCTGTAGTTTGCTGAATTACATATAGCTTGTAGGGAAGCGGGAAGTTTGGCGGAAGAATTGAGGCGTCTATCCTGCTGGATTTAACGATTACCTTCTGTGGGGCGTCTGCCATTACTCTAACCTCACCTGGCACCCGCTAAGCGTAACGGGTGATGATGTGACGATGCGTATTTTAAAGCCGATGTTCTTTCGTATGCGGCCTATCCGCTGAAGGATGGCGCGCTGATCGTAACGGAATGGAGCATTCCATGGGATGAGCTGTTCTTTCCCGTAGTTGATTCCGTCCGTGGTTGCCGAAATAAACATCTGTTCAGCAAATTGTGACACTCCGGTGGCTGATTCCAGTTCGAAGTCGAAAGCGCGCGCGTTATCCGCTTTAAACAGGGGCGTGTATAGCAGGTGTTCCTGTTGCGCTCCATACTGGCTGGTTATTGCCTTTACCAGGACGCCTACAACAGACGCCGCCTTGTCGCCGCAGGTGATTTGGTTGCCTTCATACACATAATCAATGGCTGAATGAACATCATCAGCAAGACCAGTTTTGAGTATTGACCATTGTGCTCCTCCCTGAGTTACCGATCCGTCATATACAAGTACATGGCGAGGCAGGTGGATTATCAGTAACTCGTGTGCTTCAAAGCGCGTGGTTTCCATTACGCCAGTGGCGAGATCTTCCTCTGAATAGTCCTGAAGAATACGCTCAATGGATGCCGTTGCGATTTGTTGTACTGCGCCTGAGTTAATCAGGTAGACAGATGGAGCTCCAGTGGCTGGATGACTGATGATTGCATGGGTGTCTGCATACTTGGTTTTGCAATAGGTGCCTGCGATACCCTTTTGAACCATCATGGACGGCTGAGCCTGGTAAATTGCTACCCCAACTGCGCTGGCATTACCGGTAAGAGAAAAATACTCGGTCGTTTTGGTGCCAAAACACACAACAAAGTCGCGCCAGTCATCTATGCCAATGATTCCGTCCGGCTGGCTCTCAGCCCGGTATTCTGCCGCGTATCGGTCCGGCTTGGATTCATCTTCAAGGTCGCTAATGAAGAATGAGTCGCTTCCGTCCTTGCTCCAGACATATCGAGATCTGTTTCTGCAAAGGTCGCGAAGGTACCCTAGCTCATACTGAGTGTATCCTGTACCAATATCCCAATTTGAAAGAGTTTTAATCGTGTCGTCATACCTGAACAGTGTCATCGTGCCGTTGGCACCAATGGCTTGACTGTTATAGCTACAGGCCATACTGACACGGCCAATCCCTGGCAAAGAGCCAACCTCATCACCTGACTTATAAAGCTTATTACCACATAGTCGATAAACTGCGCTCTCGTGAGAGTTGTACATGGCGCCGCGTGAAGGGCCTGCAACATCGTTAACTTTCACTATGCCAGGGAATGAGCGCAGATAGCCGTTTGACCCGAGTACTTCTTTGGGCGTCGCCAGCATGTTCACCGGCAGAAGGTCGACATAATCGACGTTGCGGTAGTCTCTGCCGGTGCCTTTCATTAACGGAAGCTGTTGAATTGGCATGAGTCACCTATGGATTAAGAACATCTCCGTTTACAGGTGTCTCTGCATCCGGATAGTAGCGATCTGAACTGAGGTTGTCGTATTTGTTGCCCTGCCCCTGAGGGAAATCTCCACGGCGGCGCATCGAGGGAACGCTAACAGTGTCAACCAGAAGGGCTTCATAGGCTCGGCTTGCGGAGGACTCCTGACGAGGTGATGGTTCAATGACGTAGTCGCCCATAACTCTCAGCATCAGCTGATATCCGACAGCATCCCTGTATTTCAGCGGCAGTCCGGAGTCATCGTCCGGCAACGGCTCCTCACCATCCGCCGCGAAGATATAACCGATATTTCCTGGCACCGTAAGCCATTCGGCCATCATGCCTTCAAGGTCGTGGATTGCGTCCTCTAATGACTGAGGTTCTACATCGGTTAGAGTTGCACTCGATGCAATACCGGCCTTGCGAAGCGCAAAAAGAGCGATATCACCCTTTGTCAGACTCATTATCTGCCGCCTTACGGATGGTTGGTATCAGGATATCCCATGATTCCTTCGTTACCGCTTCCGCTTCCTCCACCCAGCAGATATCAATGCCTTCGAGCGATTTAATCTTCGTCGGGTTGTTTTTGATGCCGTAGAACATGAACTCAGCATTCGTTCCGAGATGGCGAATCATTGAACGCTGAATTTCAAACTCAGCCGAATACCCTTCACGCTCGATGGTGTCTTCAAGCAACCGGATTACCGAATCGCTGATACTGTTTTGCAGTTCACGAGCGCAGAGAATACGCACTGGCTGACGACGCGCCGCCTCAACAAGCAGCCTCGCAATTGCCCATGACTTACCGCTACCTCGACCGCCTTTGGCGACTTTGTAGCGATGCGCCTCAATGAACGGTTGGAAGATAGGGTTAATCGTTGTCATTTTCCGAATAGCGTACTCATCGGTGATGTTTCAATCTGGATTGCGCCGCCGTCTTTTCCAACCAATTCATTGGTGACCTTGTCGCCGTACTTGCGGGGATTCATCCGAGCCAGCGCCCATTTGCGCGTATCGACTCTTAGCCTTGCTTTTGCCACCTCAGCAGCATCAGGGATAGCACTGTCTGCAATATCGAAGATCTCTTCGAAAATAGAGTCTGCTCTTGCTTCGGTTGCCTTCGCGTACTTGTCGCGAAAGTCCTCATGTGCCGCCATCCAGCGAAAAACAGTTGACTTGTCTGGCATACCTGGCCGCTTGCAAACCTTAACAAGGCTTTCACCAGAGGCGAGCAGCGCACAGATGTCATCGGCCACCTCCGGCAAGTAATCCGAAGGGCGACCGGTTTTACCTTTCTCAGTCGCCATAATTCATCACACCTTAGTGAATGCCTGCGCATACTCAATGGTGCGGCCCGGCCCCATCTGGATAACGCTCATGTCGCCAATCGGCAGGAAACCTGAGGTGATTTTCGCATTGCAGCGCGTGGTGAAATCAGCGCGGTCCTGGCTATCGGTCTGGATCATGAT